GGGTTCATTCTATCAACTTCTTGATATTTGATAGTCAAAAATGGACTAGATACGGAATAAATAACCGACCATTCATTTTTCTGACTTCCAAAAATACTATCAGTACCATTACTATTAGGGGTCGTACGCCACTGATAAAAAGGAACACTTTGACTTTTTGAACCAAAAACATCGTAAGCACAATCACTACTAGGTGGTAAATAAGGATTTAAAATCTTTCTTTTAGGTGAAATATAGTCAGTTGTTTGTAAATTACTTCTAAAGAAAACCCCAAAAACTGAATTTATAGAATTTCCATCTGAAAAATAAATTTCGTTAGCATTGTTATATACCGAAGTTTGAAATTGTGTTACACCTAATTGAGAATTAATTTGTAACATCTGAACATAATCCGCATCCATTTTATTATTGTCTCTACTAAAATAATAAAATACAGGGTCTCCAAATACAGGAATAAGTCCTTGAAGTGATTGGAGAATCTGTCCTGCAACAGTCGTAGCTATAAATCTTTGTATTAAATATAAACTTAATAATTCACTAGTATCCTGATATGTTGTTGTTTTTAATTTATCTGAAACATATCCTTGATATTCATTACTGAATATTAATTCTTCTAAATAATCAGTTCTAGGTCCTAAATCAATAACTGTTGTTGGGAACATCAAAGTTTTTGTAAGGCCAAACGAATAATTATTAGTTATATAATCTAAACCTGAAATTCTAGGATTGTATCTACCAATAAATCCGTTTGACACATTATATGGACTACATCTATAATAATGAGTATTAGTATCTAAGTCCAAATAAATAGTATGTTTACAATAACAATTATATGGTGAGTTGGCCGGTAATTCTCCAGGTTGTTGATTACCGAAGTTACTTGTGAAAAAAACATTATTTGAAAATGGAAATGCAAATAAACTACCGTTGAGCCAACTATTTGTAAATATATGATTAAAGATACCATAACAAGCGATAAAACCTTGTCTAACTCTAAAAGTCCATTCGGCAATATATTTTATATCATTCGGTAAAGAAAGAAGAGGATAAGTTACTAATCTATAACAACCATTCTGTACAACAATTGCCGGAGGAACACCAAGAGGACTTATTGTGTTACACGGATTATCAGTCGGTAAAACTTGTACATACCCATTAGAATCAGTTTGATAACAATCAGAAGGTACTGCACCCGCACAAGTAAATGAATTAACCGCACCATCAAAATTACTTGTTGATGAAGTAATATCAGATAAATCCTCATTATAATCGTCAGTATTACCGCTAAAATTAGTTACCTGAAATTCACCATTAGAAGCTAAAGAAACTCCTTCGTCTGAAACAATTTTTATATATAAATTTTTATTAATAAATAAAGGATAACTGTAATTACCGTTATTTTCTTGGACGGTTGATGTAGGTAACCTATCAGACCTCATAACCATTCTTCTTTCATTACCAACATTATTCAAAGTGAATGTCATTGTTGATGTAGTTGAATAACTTTGTGAGTAATAAAAAATGTTAGCGTAAGCCGGAACTAATGGGTATGAAAAATCAGGTGATGTAGTAGATTCAAGTGGTGGAATTCCAAACCAATTTACATAAAATGAATTATTATTATTTAAATATAATAAACCACTACCTTCAACTATTTCATTTAAATAATATCCTCTATTTCTAGTCGTATTTGGATAATTATATTGTAAATCAGGAGATGGTGAGGATGATGGTGGTGGAGTTGTTGTCCAAATGTCAGGGGTAGATTGAGCCAAATAATATAACTCTTTTGAGAAACCGTTTGTGCCAATAATTTTTAAACCATTTGGTGATGAGACACTTGCTTGAAAAGGCGAACCAGCAGTATTATCATTATCTATTTTAGAATAAAAATAAGGATAATTAGTTTGGTAATTTTGGAATAAACTCGTATCCGGTTGGAAATGGAAAGAATCGTAAAATAAATGAATTCCACTATAAATGTCTAAAGTAGTATTATCTAACAAAGGATTATGTTTCACGTTTTTAAAACTTCCTTGTATTGGGATATTTAACTTTAGATTAGCCTGTATTGTAAATGTACCATCCCAAGTTGTTGTGAAATCAGTGTTAAATCCATATAATCGACTTAAATCAAGTTGACAATCCACTCTTGAAGAGTGAGGGTCAACTCCACGAACTACAAAAACAACAATTTGATTTAAAAAATCAGTGGCACATGATGTATCTACTGTAAATTTTGTTTCATTGTTGGGTACTCCAAGTATTTGGGAATCTTCTAATTTAACAATCAAATTAGAATTATTTAAAAATCTATTTGCAAATGAATTTGTATTTGTAGGGTAACTATTATTAATAAAGTCCTGTACTGTTGATGTATGTATAACTTGGAAGTATTCAACATCAGTTGGGAATCTTAAAAAATCAATGTCGTTTGTTTCTTGATTAATAACGTAAGACGTTGAGGTATTACCTAAACCATTTGTTTGTGCCCAAGTCAAATTAATATTACTTTGATAATATTCTGTACTACCGATAGATACAAGATTACCTATCGGGGTACCTGTAACAGAATTATTACCGTAAGAATTTAATGGCCCTTCATATAAATTTGGGTCATCGGATTGTGTTAAATTTTGAAACGAAAGTAGATTTCCAATTGTCAAATCTAAATTACAACTTGGATTTATAACTAATGCCATAACATTGTCTAAGTGCCATTGAGTTATAGGGTCATTTTGGTTTACATCAAATGAAACTTTAATTCTATTCCATCCTCCGCCAGGATTATCCGCACTATCATCAAAGTATTTTGCTTTAGTATTAAATAAATTAAGTCTTTCAGGTATTGTTAAACTAGAAGTAAAGTAAGCCTCATAATTACCGTTCATTTGTAATATTGGTGCATGTGCAGTTGGACTTCCATCATTTTGTGATTGTTTACCCGATAATAAAATTGGGTAATCTGTTGAGCAATTTTCAAATGTAATTTGCTCATAAAATTTAGACAAACATGATACGTTAGTATTATTTATATCATCAGCAACACCACTAAGACCAGGAACATTTGAAGAATTAGTTTCACCTGTTGAATCCGAAACTGAACAATCACAAAACTCACATTCACCAGGTAAATAAAGTGGTAAATTTATAGTACCACCATCAATAACTATATCTTCTAAATCATTCCTTAATTTAGTTAATTTTTCACACGCACTATTTAAAAAAGTAAATGGAGATATACCTAAAAAAGATATGTCAGCAAGTAAACAAACAACCTCTTGGAAAAAAATAACGATTGCTAAAATTATTAATAGAAATACTTTTACAATATGATAAACTATTACTAATACAAATATTATTATAGAAAATAATCTTAAAAAATAACTCGCTAAACCATATAAAGCGCTTGGTCTGTATTGAACATCTGTAGCAGGTGGAGTATTTACAGCACCGAGACAATCAGTGCTGGTGACTTCTTTAATTGCAATATATCTTTTGTTAGCAGGGCCTTTACCATATTCAGATATAAGTTGTGATACCGAATATACTTTGTTATACGACATTTCATAAAATCTATCTTCACATTCTACGGCTTCTTGGACCATTTGTTGTCCAACACTTGTTAAATTACCATTACTACTTTTTTCTCCATAATCTAACCAATCCAAACTAAACGCATATGAAGCCTTTGCTCTTTTATAAAAAGCATTCTGAAAATCATTTGAATTTGGAGGATTACAACTTGTAACAAAAAAATTTCCAAGATATGTTGGGTCTGTATAACCATCTAAAAATGGAACTTCTTGTCCATCCCATCCCCACTCTTTAATATTTGGTACTAAAAAATAAGCTCTTCTAACTGAATCTGATAAGTTTGGTGGTTGTGACCATTTTATTTTAAACCTGTACTTTCCTTTTGTTGGTAATCCCAATTTAGAATCATTAGAAATAGTTTTTTCACCATATTCGTTGGTATAGACGTATTCTAAATTCATAGGTACATTTATCAACCAAGCCCCATTTTCATCTATACAATTACCACCTTCTTCTAATGTATATGTTTCTAATATTGGTCTTCCATTTATGTCATTATTAATAGTTTGTCTAATAGCTAAAATTTGTCCAGGACCGTTTATTAAAGAACATTTATCACCCAAATTTTTCTCAACTTTACAATTTTGTTTTTGAACATCTTCATCACTATTTGAAAAAATAGACCCTATAAAAATTGCACATGGTTCTATTTTAATTCCAAACTCTTCTAAAACGTCAAAATCTGTTCGTGTAATACCTAAATTACAAATTTCAGGTTGACCCCAAAGTGGTTCAACTTCAATAGTTCTATTAACTGTTAAAATTTGAGGTAACTCACTTAAATTACTAGAACTTTTAAATTGTACACCATTTACTTGTCCTTCAGTAGCATTACTTGTACGAATTAAATCTTGTGGTGACAACGAAAATTCACCAATATCAGATAAATCAATATCTAAATGAATAGTTTGACTACCAATTGGTACTCCAAAAATCATATAGTCGCCACTCTCATTTGTTTGACAATTATACTTGTAATACTTGTCGTAAACTTCAATAAACGAAGGGTTAGTTAATACATCCTCACGAGTAAATAATGTACCCGTTGGGTTGTGTCCACTATGTTGTTTCTGATATGGTAGTAAATTATATCTAAAACCATCTTCATTTAATTCAGACAAAGTTTTATACGGATATAATGTGGAAATAATTGGATTATTTGAGTCGGTATCATCAAGAGGTATGAAAACCGAAATTTTCGCATTTGGTATACCTAAACCATTGTTAACTGTAACCCTACCAACGACTACCCCATAATCAGAGCATTGTCGGGTATAAATGTCACTCTGTAAAATCTTTAAAGATAAGATTTGTAAAGACTCAAAATCTTGGTCTAATTGTACTCTAACTGATTTGTCAACACCTACTTGTGTTCTTATTCTATATGAATCTGACATTTAACGTTTTTTCATAAATAGTTTATTTGAAATTTTTAAAAAAGATAAGATAAAAATTTCTAAAATAAATTATCAAGAAAAGTTAACTGTAGTAAGATTTTTAACTCTAATTGTAATATCTTTGGTTGCGAATCTTACTTGATAAATTTGTGTCGGTTGAGCAAAAATTGTATCATCAACCAATTGGATTTGTTTTGTCGTATTATCAGAGTATGATTGTGATGTTTGAGATGATGAATATTGACCACCAACTTTATTAAACACTTGAATATCTGAAACGGAAATCACACCATTTTCATCTTGTACTAAACGTCTCAAATCAGAGATGTATACATTCTCACCCATGTCTCTTATACCAGAGTCAAAGAAAGTACTAACAATACTAATTAATTGTGATATTACCGCTCCCTGATTTTGACTATTATTTAAAACAACATCAATGTTTAACGCCAAATCAATAACGTTAGCACTTTCAATTGAGATATAATCATTAATCATTCTATAGTTAGACAAGTAATTTGCAACATTACTTTTTAAGGTGTTTGATATAACTTCAGTTAGAGTACCATTGTTATCATATGACAACATTTTTACTCTAATTTTATTATTATCTTCAGTTATCGCAACTTTCGCAGGTGCCCCAAACTGTGAAGGCATTGTTCTTATAATAGAATCATAATCATTTACAGTAACCGCTCTGTCTTGAGCAGCAAAATTAAATGATACTAAATTTCTAACTTCTTCTATTGTTGGGTTATTCGCTCCACCTATTGCCGCTGTAACATTTGTACAACGAAGTGAATTAATTGTTACATTATTAATATTTGCCGATGGTCCATTAACATAAAATGAAACATTCCCTATTTGAGTAATAACATTAACACCTAAGTTTGAGGATACTCCACCACCAACTCTATACTGAACAAATAATGTGGTATTCGCCTTTAATGTTGACCCTAAAGCAAAATTATTTGAATATTTGTACAAATTCAATTTGTATCCATTTCTAGCAAACTCCCTTAATTGTTCATCAGCAGATTGACTACCACCACCAAAAGTCATTTTACAAAATCCTTCAGGTGTGAATTCTGACATAAATTTAGTACTTGTTTCAATGTATTTTCCAACTTTAATACCAGGACTATCCGATACCTTAGTAGGGTCTTCAACAAAAACTCTATTTTCAGCTAAAGCTTTAACTTCATACCATCTATTATCAAGACCTATAAACTCTTGAGAACTTGGTACATTGGCATATTGAGTACCGTCTTTTAAAAGTACACTTGTAACACCTAAAACATTTTTTTCAGGTAAGAATAACTCATAAAATGGTTTAACATCATTTGATGTAATAACTTTTTTATAAACTTTTGTTTGACCATTAACTACTGTATCTCTTTTAACAATAGTATAATTTAAAAGTTTATTATTAGCGTCAAAATTTGGTATTTTTAATCTGTTCGGAAATCCTTCAGCATTTACAGGTGAAGCAAAATCAATATCATACACATTTTCAAAAATTTGACCAGCACCTAACACTTGAGAACCTCTTCTTAAAATACCACAATATCTAATATCTTCTTTATCTCCAAAAGCCGGAACAGTGATTGAAAAATCAACCAAAGCAACTGAAGGTCTTTGTCCAGGTATCTTTAACCCGTAAGTTCTAGCAATATTATAAATTGAAGATTTTTGTTGAGCATATTGTAAAACTGTCTCCTGAATACTTCTATCAATATTAAACTGTAAGTTGTCTGATACCGCAGCATTTAAATCTAAAAGTGCTGAAAAAACAGAAGCGTCGTTAAAATTATCAACTAAATCAGGATAATACGTCTTTGTAAAATTGATTAATTCGTTTCTTATTTGTTGAAAATCTCTAGTTGTATAAGATATCTTTTTGTTTGCCATATATCCTTAAATATTAATAATCACAAAATCACTCTGATTGAATGCATCATTATTAATTCTATAATCAATTTTTATTTTAGCTGTGTGTTCTATTTCAGATATTCCGGGAACCTTGAAAACTCTTTCATCGTTATCATTAACATAAGTTCCTTTATTTTCTAAACCTGCTGAAGCGTCTTTAATTTCAATATTCGTTATTGTAATACTTGGTAAATACTCATCAACGGACTCTCTAATTTCAGATTCAATATTTGAAAATGTAAGACCATCCAACGGTTCAAAAATATATTCATAAAGACGAGTTCCAAAGTCAGGAAGATAGTATCTTGAACCTTTTCTCGTTAATATTAAATGTATTAAACTAGACCTAATCTCATCATCATTAGTTTGTGATAAGCCAAAATAATTTCCATACCTTGAATCTTGGAATGGGAAATTTATACCATATGTTTTACCTTCTGCCATATTACATAAATACTAAAAATTAAATTACTTAATTTTTTTAATTTTAAATTCTTTAAAAAACTTAGGGTAACTTTCTAAATAACCTTTATAAGTTTCATCATCATACTCAATGTCTTCCGCCATCCAATACCAATAAAGATTATTATTCAATTTAAATCCATAATAATCGTGAACTTCTTTTTGTATTTCAATTTCTCTATCAGCGTGTGCATGTTGTCCAACACATATAAATCCAGATGTGACATCTTGTATAATATTGGATTCGTTACCAGGTACAAATCTATTGTTTACCCAATTTAATCTTTCCATTAATTTTTGGTAAAACATGTTAGCACTACCCCATCTTATTGATGTGAAAAAAATTACACAATCAGATTCAAATAATTCTTTAGATATTTTCCATAACTCATCATCTTCGTTATGAATGGATGCCCAACATCTGTGGTACCCTGAAGGGTTTTTTTCTTTGTCTCTCAATAAAGCATATTTGGTTCCACACTGATTACCGTCCTCTCTTGATACATTACCCTCGCAAGGATATATTTGTAAATCAGGTACATTAATCAAAGTTACATTATCTAAATTTTCAGCAATAACTTCGGCTAATATTGTAGATTTTGGTGTTTGTTTTTCTAAAATTTTTTGATATCTGTTAGAACAGGTTAAAAACAATACTTTGTCAAACTTTTTAAGTATTTCAATTGTTTTATCAATATTTTTAAAATTAGCTTTACTCATATACTTTAAATATCACAAGACATCCACTTTTCTCCTTCCCAATATTCAATATTAGGTATTGTCATTTTATATGAAAAGTAATCTTTATAACTTTCATATATGTACGTGTATTTTTTTTTGATAGAGTTTCCATATAAACTGAGTAATAACATAGAATTTGTACCTAAAGATAACCCATTACCTATGTTAGTATCATAAGCATTTTCTGTTTGAAGTAATACATTATCAAATTCTGAGAATCTCACGTAAGCAACTACCTTGTTTTTTAATTTAATTTCCATAACTTTTAATTCAAAAAGTTCTGAATTTTTTTTATAGGATTCTTGAAAACTTAAGTTTCTATTTTCCATGTATTTTGAAAAAAAAGAATCTACTTGGTCTATTATGGAACCATAATTAAGTATGTCATATGTTAGTTTTGATATAATTTTTCTTCTTTTGTAAGATAAAGTTATATTTTCACAATTTATTCGGCAACTTTGCGCTTGATACCAAAAATCTTTTTTT